ATTTGTAACAAGCTAAGTGCGGAGGATCTTTGAATGGATTCCTTAACGCCTTCAGGGTACTACTTATGTAGTCAAAATCCCTGCGGGTAATTGGTTTCCAACTCAAAGAAGTCCTCAGAGCATAACGCTCAGAGAATTACTCTCTGGCTGCAGACCTGGTTTTACGACCAGCTAACTGAAGTTTGTTATCTTTACTTTGTCCTTTGTAAATAAAGGAGGTGCTATAGTACGGTTTACTTAGTACATTCGAATTGATGTACTGACTTTCCGAACATCTGTTAAATATCCGGCTAGCCGTAAGATCATTCTAGTTTTCTAGAATCCGGGCGGATCTAAAGAATAAGGTGCAGAAGCGAATCGAAACGATTGCTACTGTCTTAGTATCTCTGGATAATCGCCTATTAAGGGGGTTAATTCCCTTGTAAACGGAAAATAAGAAAAGGTCGAAAGACCCAACAAGTTAGTACGTGAGCATTAACCTTTATTAGGTGGTTATCAGCCTTAGTAATTAATTATTTCTCATAGCAATGAAAACATCACTATTTAAAATATTTAGTCACTTCGGTAGATTACCTAAAGGGCTTGTAGAGCATTTCAATGCCATGTTGGGTGTAAAAGCCCGACCTTTACTGCGTAAGGTACTTAATGGTATCCTTCACGTATGTAAAGTCCGAGTTTCGAAAAGTAAATTTCTTTGTGTTGCGCTGATGGTTAATCGAATAGCATATCTTCGAAGACATAGAGGCCTAAAAGGTCTTACTCTATATCTGAAAACAGCCTTCGTTCTGTACCAACAGAGCCTCGGGGGCCAAATACTTCCAAACACAGCTTCAGTTTCATCGACTTTAGTTAGTCGGAATAATTCAGGTTTACCTAGAATTATACCAGCTCATCTAAGGTCAATGGTGAGACAGGAGCACTTTGGAATGATGAAGTTTATATCATCTATACTTAATCTGTATAGAGATATAGACTACCCAGGGACTCCAAAATTACAAACGATTACGGCACCTTTTGCTGGAAACGAGAAAGCAATGTTTAACATGCGATCTCTGATTGTTCCTTTTATTAATGCTTTACCTAAATTGGGTTCTCCGATTTTCAAGGAGAATATCCAATGGAAGGGTAGACGGCTTTTCTTAATTTGGAAAGCCGGACCCGGGATGCTTAAAGATACATTCTTTGGTACTGCGAATTACAACTCGCATCCATCTAATGTGTTTAGAGCATTCCTTGGTCTCTACCGAAATTCAGCTCTTTGGGAATCATTCTTATTTCTTGCTCGATACGTTGAGCATAGAGGTTTGAATGTTCTTATTGAGACATTTCTAAAGTATGATTTAGGGAAAATCCCAGCAGCGGGGGCTTTAGGAAAGTTACACGCAAAAGAGGAACCAGCTGGTAAAGTTAGATTATTTGCCATGGTAGATGCACCCACACAATGGGTACTCTATCCTCTCCATGAATTTATCATGGAAAGATTGAGACTAATAGCTCAAGATGGTACTTTTAATCAAACCAAACCTCTGGAAGCTCTTGTTAAATCTAAGGAATTATATTCCTATGATTTAACTGCGGCTACTGACCGGTTGCCATTACCGTTACAGAAGTGGATTTTAGGGTCACTATTTGGTGATGCCTTTGCTAATCACTGGGCCAACCTGCTAGTATCTAGATCCTATGGTTTTTACCAATTGGGATATAGTAACTGGCATGGTTCTTATAAGTACGCCGTGGGGCAACCCATGGGTGCTTATAGTTCATGGGCCATGTTAGCATTGACTCATCATTTCTTAGTGCAGATCTCAGCTTGGAGAAGCCGGATAGTTCCAATAGGAAGATGGTTTACTCAATATGCTGTACTAGGTGATGATCTGGTGATTGGTAATAAAGCAGTTGCCGACGAATACCTTCTTGTTCTTAAAGAACTAGGTATGCCGGTAAATCTTCATAAATCACTTGTTTCTCATAATGGGACTTGTTTAGAGTTCGCAAAACGAACAATATACAAAGGAGTAGATATCTCTCCTGTTCCCGTTAAGGAAATGGGTGCTGCTCAGGGGTTGGCCCCTGCTATGGTATCGTTCGCGTTAAAATATAACCTTACTTTACCACAGTTATTGCAATCATTCAAGTATGGATGGCGAAATATCTCATGGTTAACAAAACCATTGGGACAATTGCCAAGCCAAATCAGAACCTTGGTACTAGCTATGGCTATTCCAAAATCTCTAGAGGAATTACCTGCTTTCTTTAACCTTGGGTCTAAGAAAGGAAGTAAATTTGTCGCTGATGCGGTTGCTTTAGGTGAAGCTTTTGCTACTATCACAG